TGATATAACGACCTGAGCAATTTGGTTCTTAGCAATAGAGCCGCCAATCTTATCATTTGTCACTATTTCAGCCGTAATACTGTCCCTGTTTCCTTGGACAGGTATCCACATTGCGATGTTAAGGTCCTGCGCCATTGTTTCAAATTTGCGCATGGTCTTACTCTCGCTCTTCGTCACATCCTCCTTTGAATAGCCCGGCTCAGGTGCCACGCATCCAAAATAGTCGACAATTACCATGTCGGGATAGAACCCCTCGTTGATTTTCTGCTTGATAAGCTGACGGATATCGCTTGCGCTTTTTTCGCCGGAATGAAGACGAATAATTCTAATATTGTTGTTAATCAACTCGGAATCGGGAGAATTGCGAAGAATCTGCCTCACCCTTTCCGTAGTGTCTTCATCCTGATTCAGGTTCCTGGTCTCTACCTGAGAAATTTTTGCGAAATATTTCCTATGGATATCCCTGTGGGTATCCTCGAAAATTATCTGAAGGACTTTATATCCCTCAAAATCATTGTCCTGGGTTTTCGTTGTGGCGGCATTTGCGGCGAAGCATGTCGTCATTGACGTCTTGCCAAAACCCATTGAACCGATAATGATTCCGAGTTTTCCCTTGTCAAGTCCGCCCCCGAGCGCTTCATCAAGACGCTTGACACCCGTAGGAATTGAGATGATACTTTCCTGAGACAGGTCACCTTCTATATTCTCCAACGGGCTACTCGTGTCAGTGTCGCGCCTTTTTATGTTGTTGATATTCTCCCACATTTGGTTGCACTCGTCAAAGCGATCAAGATTTCCGCTACCGGCGATCTCCTTCACCTTGTTAGCAACTTTTATCATTTCCTGCTGTTTGAAGAAGTTTTCAGCAAGATGGCTTATTTCGTCTATGCCCTCTGTGGAAGCCTTTTTTATTTTTCCGAGCGTCTCAGTATAATACTGCACGTCATCCTCAGTGCGAGCCTTCGAACGAAGTTCAATCATAATCATGTCGTAGCTTGGAACTATTTCATGCTTATGGAAATAGTCCTTCATGACCCCTACTATGGTTTTAAGATAAGGGTCAGTGAATGCGTTTTGATTTATGAATTGATTGAAATCTACGAAATAATCCGGCTCGTTTATGAAGATTTTTATCAGTTTATACTGAAAATCAAGCCCAAGATATCCGAAATTGTCCTTATTAACTGTAGCCATAAATTAACATTTTCTTAAAGGTAGCCGCTTCATTTATAAATGTAAACGGCTACCGAAAAGTTTAACAATGTTTAGACTGCAGGAGGGACCTGATTGTTGGTGTTCAAGTCGTAGAACTTGTTTCCGTAACGGAGTTTCGTGAAATAGCGCAAGTTCTCAGCGCTGCAGGCATAACCGATTCGCCTGATTATTCTAGGAATCAGGTCAACCTGACTCTCGTTGAATTTGTTTATGATGAATGCCTCATACGGAGAATAGTTATCAGGCTGAGTGTACTTATTCTTCGAATTTGAGATATCGATGTTGGAACGTACGAATCCGGGATACACATTGGCGTCCCAAGACATTGAACGAATCTCGCGCCCATCATCGAGGAAGGAGAACTTAAGCACGGACGGAGTTTCATTGCTTTCTCCGACGTAAGCGTTCTTGTTGAACGGTCTTGTATACTCGGTAACGCCTTCTCCGTTCCACAGATACACACCGCTCTTCCCCTCTTCGTCCTTCCTGAGCACGATGAACGAAGGAACATCGAGCTTAAATGGCTGCTTCTCAATCCACCAATCCATTTCCTCCCTGTCCTTGAACACCTGTGGCGCTGTAAGGTAATTGTAGATGTTTGTTTTTTCTTTGAGATCGTTATCGATCATTTCGTAGCAGTCGCGAATCGCTTCCGCCAGATTGACCGAAGCAAGGGAACGCTCCTGAAAATTGTTAATCTTGAAATACCTCTGACAAATAATGAAGTCATTAATTGTGAGGACAAATTCAAAACGTTCCTTTACCGGAAAATTGTTGTTTTCCTGTGTTTTTTCTGACATTTTAAACTATAATTAAGGGTTAAACTAAAAAACTTTCTTTACGATTTATGCAAATATACATTTTTTATCCTTCAGATGCGTCGATCAATTCGTATTCTTCGCCTTCTTTTGCGTTTTGGAGGAACATCCTATAATAACGCTTCGCTTCCTTGAGCGTTTCGTAATAATAGCTCATCTTATCGCCGCGGATACTCCCATCAGCGTTGCGTATTGAGCGCCTTACAATAAATTTCTTGTCTTCGTTAGCCATTTTCTATACTTTCCTTATATCTTTTTATTTCTCTGTCTGCAAAACTTTTGAACGGAACGAAAAATGAAGCAAATTTCGTGTCTCCCATAAGTTCCTCAATGTTATCTTCGCGTATCATTTCGGAAAGATTCTTGAACGACCTGCCCTCAGGGTCCTGTGGGGCGTGCATCATTGCGTCCATTTCCTCCTTTGCTTCATCAGATAGCAGCGGGTGCTTCAAATCTATGATTTTTTTGTTGATTTCGTAGAAATCTCCATCATATTCCTTGTTCGACACGCCGTTTACAATGTTTTCGTGCAATTTAAGCGGCTTTTTCTTCTCCGATATGCGCTCATCAATGAGTTTCTGTGCCCTGTCCTTGACCTCTTCTATCGTTATCTCCCTTTTCTTTGCCTCGGGCATAAGTTTGAAGAACCCATCCTCGGATAGCAGACTGATATTGCCGATATTGTCGCTCGAATCACCCGTAAACACCTTTTTCACCAACACGTTCCTGTAATCATACCCGAAATTCTCATAGAAATTCTTGTTTGTGATGAATTTCTTGAGCCCTTCCTTCTGATTGTAAATACAAATATCGTCAGCAAGCAGTTGGGCAAGGTCCATATCTGCTGAAATGATGTAGATCTTCTCGTTCGGCTTCTTATGGAGGCAATAATAGGCGATTTGATCATCTCCTTCCGTAACTTCGTCTATATTCCAACGGATATATAGTTCGTTGAAGTATTTGCACAGGATATCGCGTTCCCGGTCGAAATTCGCGTCGATAAATTTGTCCCAATCCGATTTTTTCCTATCGTTATTCTTCTTCGCGGTGCCATTTTTCTGATTGAAATAGGACATCATGCTATGAACCTTAGCGTTGACGGCTTTCATGTAATCAGAAACACCGTAACTCTCATAATGCTTGTCCCTGTTGGCCTTATATTGCGGGTATATCTGCCAACGCAGGACACCAGAGAATTCATTGTCGAAAAACACGTAAATATAATCGAATTCACGCTTCGACATAATTATTTTCAACTGCAGGAGGAACTGAAATACGCCGCCGTAATGGATTCCGTCAGAATTGACCTTTGGGTCGGCCATACAGCTGAAAAGAAGGCTGTTTCCGTCAACTAAAAGCGTGTAAAAAGGCTTCTCCTGAATCATTTCAGGGTGCGTTTCCTGTATTTTTTTCTTAATCGGCTGTGACATTATACGACTATTCTCATTTTACAGCAAATATACGAAAATGAACCGGTATTTATTGAATATAAGAAACATTTGTGATGAACCTGACAGTATTGTGGCTTGATGACCAGCGCAATCCATTAACATATTTTAAGAAAAAAGACGAAAAGGGGGAAGGAACTCTTCACGATAATCTCGTTTTTTATCAGAACCTTTCCAAAAAATACAACCTTCAATTCGTGTGGGTTAAAAACTACAACGAATTCGTCAACTATATAGAAAAAAACGGAATTCCACAATTTGTTTCATTTGACCACGATTTGTCTAAAACATCGCTTCCAACCGATCCGAAAGGATTGGACTGTGCGAAATGGCTCGTTGCATATTGTAAGAAAAATGGTAAGCAAATGCCAATGACGTACGTGCATTCGGCGAACCCTAAATGGAGGGGAGTGATAAGAAACGTCCTTAATGGAACCGTTTCCGAGGAAAAGAAAAGCAAAAAAATATACATCACCGAAGAACAGTTCAAAAAATTCATACAAAACACTTTGTTTGAGGGTGTGTATGTAAACGGTATTAAAGGGAAAAAGGCGAATTTGACGTACAAAAAGGGACAAAAAAGAAGTCCCGGCTCGCTTTCCACATTTGATAACTTGAACACGGACAAAATGGACGTGGACAACTCCGATACTTATGAAGTAACACTAAAAGGAGGAATAACATCGTACAATATCACCTCAATAAACGGAACTGAGGTGATGCATTACTTCAAGAGATATTTCGACCACCAAAAAGCTGAAATACAGCTTAAAAACTCAAACGGGGAAAAAGAATCTTATGAACTGCAGATGGAGGCCAATGAATTCAATCAATTCATGAATCAGTTCATAAGAAAAATAGAATTTATAATAAACTATTGTCTTAACAAATTCCATAACGGGTCCGGCCCTGATTTCAGTGGAATTTCGATATATCCGGTAGCATCGTCAAGTAATTTCAACACGGAAATGGCTAAACAAATCGCCGGAAAAAATCTATGCAACCTCCCGGTCCAAGTAATAGACGAAAGGCTGTTCCTGAAAGACCTTAGAAACCTTCAGAAAGACAAAGACTTTATCGAGAAAAACAAGGACTTCTATAATGGGCCGCTTTCAAACGTTGAGGGAAACACGAGTCCTGTTATGGATTATCTTGACCGTGATATTGCGAAATATAACGCACTCAAACCTGCGGCCGGATATCTTGAACAAATGACTAAATTGGCTAAAACTATTATAACACAACTTTACCAGTATAGGCAGGCTCAAAAAAATCCGAACAGGGACACGAGCAGGATGATTCGGTCAATGGTTGAAAATTATAAGCAATATTACGAATATTACCGCAGATGCTTGGCCCTAAAATATAACAACCCGATAACCAAAAATGAGTCTGGAATAAATTTGGAATCATTCGCTGAGCAATTGAAATACTCAAAAGACCCGCAAATCGAAATACGAAGTAAGGAAGTGTGGTCCGTCATAGGAAAATATTTTAGGGGAAAGAAAAACCCAATAGACGGAAAACCGTACAAGGAATTTCCTTTACAAGGATGGACATATAAAAACTTCCAAATAAAAAACCTCTCCAACGGGGAGAGGATGGGCCTTAAAGGAATCTACAACTTAAACACGGATACCGAACTTGTAAAAAGGGAAATTGAGAAGGCGAAAGGAACCGTGTTTATAGTATTTGACGATAACGTCTCGGGAGGCGCAACGCTTTCTGATATCTGTTACCAGGTAAAAGAACATATCACAAATTTCATTATACCAATAACGTTCGGCGTAATGGATGAGAAATGGACAATGGGGATAGTCCCTCTGAACAGGCCGAAAAACGGAAAATTCGTGTATTAACCGATAAAAATTCCGTTATAAGTTCCGGGAACAAAAGAATCCGGTTTCTTTACCGCAACAATATACGAACAGTTCACATCGTAAAATTCGTGGGTGTCGTTATCGCCGAGTTTTACGAACCTGTCTTTATCTACAGCCTCTGTCCCACATGCGTGCCGTTGGTATGCATATACACTGTCGACGGAAAAAGCCTCTGATATCGCTTTGACTATCTGTGATTTAGTTTTTTTACAATCAATCACGCCTTCAAACGGGTACATGCAAAGGCTGTCATATTCCATTTCGTTATTCGTATGGAATATTAAATCAAACGATTCTTTACCGTCTTCACCGGTAAACAGATTTGGCTCTAACCAAACAAGCGTTCCTTTTCCTCCGATAGCATTTTTAATTTCCGAAATTTTCATATAATCGTCATTTTTCTCACTACAAAGATAAGAATAATTTTTGAGAATTCCAAATTTAAACGAAAATTCCGCCCGAAAACTCGAGCGGAATAAACTAATGATCGTAAGACGTCAAAAACTAACGCTACTCAACAGGAACCACCTCGTCGGAAAGTTTTCCAACCTCAGAGAACGTGATATCGCTTGCGTTAAACCCGCCGTCGCCCGTAGCCTTCTCGAGAAGGGCCGGAATCTCCTTCTTCTTATATTCAGCAAGGTCGTCCTCGGTAATAATTCCGTTATGGACGCAGCACATCGTGCCGTTATAAGTAATGTTATAAGGCGTAGGGAGTTGGTTCTTGTACACGGATATCTTCGTGAGGGTTCCGTACTCAATCTCGTTACCCTTGACCGTTGCCTTGAGTTTCTTGGTACCGGCCGTGGCAACGCCTCCAACATGAATACCGAGACGACAACCATACTTGAAGGCCTCTCCGCCACTGTTTGCAATCGCCGTAGCGCCACCCATACTGTTCTGGCTGTCCTTCCAAATCTTATTGACAGCAATCATTCCGTTCGTGTAAGGCGCCCCTACCTCCTTGGAGGCTGCGATACGGGCGAAAATCGGCTTGAAAGTGACGTTGATAGCCCCCGCATCGAACATATTGTTCCCTGACTTAGAAGTGTATGATTTCCATGACTGAATACTTCCGATTGAGTCCCAAACGAACAGGATAGGCATAGGAATGTTCCCGTTGTGCTGCTCGTCAAGAAACGTATTGATAATATAGCCTATATCCTCAATAACCGCTACATCTCGCTTGGTCTTTACCTTGTCGCCCTTTGAGTAATCCATATCGCCGCAGAACTCACACATCTTCGTGTTGGTGAAGAGGACGTAATCACCCTCCCAATCAATGATTCCTTCCTCGCCCGTCTCTGGATCAATACCGTAAACCGGCTCAATAGCCATTCCGCAATCCTTGGCATATTGGAAATCGAAGTTACCCTCGGTCTCGAAGATAACAGGGAGGATACCCTGCCTCATTGCAGCGGCAATCGCAAGGTTCTTGAGTGTGGATTTTCCCGTGTTCGTCCATCCTCTGATTACGCTTGTCCTTCCGAGAGGGAATCCGGGAAGTTTTGTTGCCTCTTGGAAAGCTTTCGGCATGATTATCCACTCCATTTCCTTATCAGCGACCTTTCCTACTTTCTCTCCAAGGAAATTCTTCTTGAAATCCTTCACACTGAATGAAGGAACCTCTTTTTTCTTCAATGGTTGTTTGTTAGCCATATATTTCTTTTATTTAAATTTTTTCGTAAGTTACGTTGCGCTGTTTCCCTTTTTCCTCAACGCACGAAGGAAAATAACCGCATAATAATAAATCAGAATCGACTATATTTTGATTGTAGTCGGCGTTACCCATTACCACCATTATGGCATCTTCTCCATTTCCTCCCTCAAGCCGTTCAACGTTCGCGGTTTTACCATACCTTTTTTTGAGGAATTTAACGACTTCATCAATCGAATACGTCGCATAATACGCCTCGTTCAAATAATTTTTCCTGAGTCTATCGGCTATTGTGAAAATATTGTCGAAAGTATTCTTTGGGACGATAGCCTCTACCCCGGCCAAACCTTTCAATAGTTCAGAGAATCCATCATCTGATAATAATGTCTTCTTTCCCATTATAACCCAAGTTCACCTTTATTGTCTTCCCAAAATTCATTGAACTCATTGTCGTTTTTCTCGGAAATCATCCTATAATATTCTTTCCTGCTCACGGAACGATAACAATCCTCCGCACCTACCTGCACCTGCTCGCCATGGACTACTATGTTTCCATTTTGATCAATCCTCGCATTGAAAATGTTCTTGTTTCCGTCTTCGCATTGAGATTTTATTTCCTCGAAAGTGTCCGCTATTTCGAAAAGACGTTTACTACCAGGAAAAAGATGCGTTTGAAAATCGGTCCTGAGGCCGTAGCATATAACATCAATCCCGCACTCGTCTACAATTACCGCCAATTCATTTACTTGCTGTTGGGTGAGGAATTGTGCTTCATCGACAAGGAGCCACTTCACAACAGTATTATACCAATCCTCTTTCTTGAAAAACGACTCCTCAGGCGTTATTGTGCAACACTCCTTGTCGCCAAGAGGACGACTATGGATAACACCCTTGTCGCGAGTGTCGATTGAACTTTTATAGATACGGTAAGGTATGCCCCGCTCCTCAAAGTTATAAGCTTTTGCGAGCAGGAGCATACTTTTACCCGAATTCATTGTTCCGTAATTAAAATAGAGCTTGCACATGATTAGTACGGTAAATCCTCTTCATCTTCTTCGCTGCAGATAGACCTTCTACGAGGGCATTCTTCCTCTTCGTCGTCATACCTAGGCTTCTTTTTCGGCTTTGGAGCATCGTCGTACTCATCATCTTCGTTATCTTCTTCATAGCGAAGTGCCTTCTCCTTGGCTTTCCTGATTTTCTCCTTGGCCTCGTTGTCTTCGGTTACCTGTTTCTTTACGGATTCGTCACGCGACCTTCCCTTGCTCACCCATATTTCCTTTTCCTTATCATAAAAAGGAACTTCTCCGTCAAGGATTATACTCAGGTACTCGTACGGCTTCACCGTAAACACGTCGGACCACTTCTTTGAATCATTGACCCATTGTTCGACAAGGTCTTCATCTCGAGACAGGGGCTTATTCTTGCCGTAATCAACGATTGAAATGCTCGTTTTCTTAGTACGCTTTCCATCCTTGTCATAAACGGCGCTTATAGTCACCTTCAAATCTTTTCCTGTTTCAAGATCAAGAATGTTTTCAGGGACGAAATCCTCGGGAAGTTCGCCATCGTTTTCGTCCTTCGCATCGTCGATGCTCTCCTGCTTCCTTGCCCTCCACAGCTTCTTGATGAGGTTCTTCGGGTCCTGTCCGTCAGAGCGAACGTTGAATTTCCAGAATTTAGGCCCGTCCTCTTCGGCTTCGCGCTCAATACAACGGACAACGCATACCTCACTTTCTTTGTTTGCAAGGGAGATTTCCTTCCAACGTCTTACATCAGGGTCATCTTTGTCTCCGTCAGCTTCTTTCAAGGCCTTTTCCATATTCTCATATGCGGTCTTGTTCATTTCGCAAAACGGGCACTTATTCCCATACTTGTCGTGGTCGATATCTTCCGTATACTTAAGGCACACGTAAGACTTCCACCCACTGTCGGAAATTTCTTTAGGGACCTGTATTGTATGCATGTGAATGGTTTTGAACGGAGAACCCGTTTCTTCGTCGATTGGAAGTAGCCTGATTCTGAGTTCCTTCTTATCCTCATTCTTAGCAAGCTTCACATTGAGATAATTCTTCGCATCGAACGCTGTAAACCCAGGCTTTCTTTTCGTTTCCTGAGTGTCGTTTTCCATTACATCGTCGGTAATGTTCAATCTGTAATTTGCCATAAATTAAAAAAAACCTAAAAATTAATTATTAAATTTTTACGACTTTCGCCGTAACACAAATATACAAAAAACTAAATTATTCAGATACTATAAATACAAAATCGGGCCCGATAAAGGCCCGATTCCACCATTAAAAACAAGTTTTGTTTTTTATATTTTGACTATCTTGTCAAGTGTCTGATGATAAAGGAAATCATCGTTTAAAGAGTCGTAAATTCCTTTCCAATTCACATCTCCATTAACGTCGTCCGCGGTTATAACATACTGACCCTGTTCCTTCCCGTTGTCATCGGGTTCAGTTGAATAATTAGACGTTGCTTCCTTCTCTTTCCAATATTCGTTCGGGTTGACATTGAACGGGTACGAATTAGCCTGCTGCATTCCAAGCTTCTCGACCTGCGTAGGATTCCTGCGCTCGAATTCAGCCTTGAGGTCTTCGATTTTTTCGTCATTTGATCTAAGGAGCTCCTCGAATGCGCCGATTGCTTTCATTACCTTGGCAAACTTCCCATCGATTTTGTCAATGTCATCTTCCATTTTTTCCTGAGAATCAGTAAAATCAGAAATGTCGATTACATCATCATCAGGGGCAGGCTGTTCCAATTCTCCGGCCGGGTCGGGGTCTCCTGTTGGTCCGAATGCACCCTGTGGATTGAACCCCTCAGGAGGAGTAGCTCCACCTGCGTCGGCATTAGGGTCTCCCCCCATAGCCGCAGGGTCGCCACCCATTGCGGAAGGATCTCCGCCCATTGCCGCCGGGTCTCCGCCCATTGCCGCCGGGTCTCCGCCTGCTGCAGCGTTAGGGTCTCCTCCCATAGCTGAAGGGTCGCCACCCATCGCAGCTGGGTCTCCGCCGGGAGCGGCAGCGTCTGGGGCCGGTGCGGCGTTTGGATCATCCTCTCCATCTTCGTCAACACCATTTGGCAGAACTACGAATTCTGATACAATGCCTTTCTTCGGATTATAGTCGAAGAGCGTCTGCATTCTACCTTCCCAAAGTTTATTCTCGTCTTTCGCCATATTTTAACCAAATAATACTTGCCTGTTATCTTCGGTCAGAATAACCTTTTCATTTTCCAAATCCTTGCGCTCGATAAGACTGTTGTCAGTTTTAATGTACTTCACAGTCTGCTTTTTATTCATTCTAGAAAGAATTTCCTGTGCATTTTCCATATCCATAATACTACACGGTTTTTTCAACTACATTATTTTCTTCGGCCTTTTTAGATTTCTGAGGCTTAGATGATGTCTTTTTTTCAACTTTTTCTTCTTCCACTTTTTCCTCAAAACTAGGAACAGAAACTCCGCCGATTGGGCTTAATACGGCAGAACTCCTTTTAAGTGAAAGGCTTTTCTTTGAAATAAACATATAAACTATTTTATAATAAATAGTTTTTCTATCGTGAAAATGCTGAGTAATGGTGAAAATGGAGCACGGGAACGGCGATTTTGTTCCCGTTTAAAAATCTTCTTTCGTCGCTTGATAAGAAAGAGTCGTCCTCGAAAACAGAATTTGATGGGTTGCTTTTAATAATGGATAATATACGTTTTCCGCTTATCCCTATGTACCTGCAGTCGGACAAAGAGAGGCCAGCGACCGCTTTTCCGCTATATACATAAATGTGTTTATCAGTTACATACACCGATTTCGGCTTATCATTCCCTATATATTTTAAAAGTTTTTTAAAATACGAGTATTTTTCTGTGAAAATATTTACAAAATGATAATCTATCGAAGATATTTTTTCGAAAAAACATTGGTTAAAGAAATTGGTAAGTTCCTCATTGTATTTCGACCTGTTTTCAGTCTTGCCGTATATCCAAGTAACGCCATCCTTTATCTCCCGATCAAGTAGGAACACATTTTCTTTTCCGAAAATTTCCTCTGCGTTTTTCTTTCCCAATATAGCTGTCGGAACAGAACTGTCTTCAGTAAAATGTTCCTCGGCCTTTATAAACCAAGGAACTTGTATCTTCTTTCCACCTGTTATGATTCTTCCGAAATACATATCACTGTAAATATACCAATAAACCGCTATAAAACAAAAAAGCGGCTGACCGAAGTCGCCGCTAGATTGCTCGATTTGGGCTGAGTCTTGACCCTATCGCTCACCATTTTCGTCCCTTTCGGGCCTAGAACACATCCTTGCTTCCAAAGATAGGTGAGATGCAGACGGATTATAGGTTCCGCAACCACTGCTCTGCCATATATAGGTTACTTGTTTCAACCCTTGCTCCTTGCGGGATTAGGAGGCGCGACCCTCCGACAAGTTGCATACTCCGTTGGCCTCTACGATTTCCTTGCGGTACTCTCGCAGCCACCATGTCGCAGGTGGATAACTGCATTGTCTGTACAGAGCGCACAGCTCTTTTGCTTATGTTCATTCATTATTGTTTTCAGGACAAAAATCTGAATTACACAAGATTGACCGTTGAGAAGACGTGGCTGTGCTCCGATACCATACCACCTTTTGAGTGGACTAGGTATGTACGCCTTCTTGCTTTCTCCTGCCAGGGATACTCACTGTACTACTTACTATATCCTACTATTTCTAACACTGCTGCCACACAGCATCCGACATTGGCATGCCGAATAGGACTGAAGAATTCCTCACATACTCTGTAAGACTGGCAATCTTTCTGAGCATATGCATTCCCACTGTGTCAGGGTTACCCCTCAAGTTGACGCGGTCAACGCCAACACCTGCAACTATCAACCTGATTGTTTCCACCGGCCGACGCCATCACAGGCTTAAGGAATGGCTTTCTCACGGAGAGGATTTCTCCTCCGCCAACGGGCCATCTTGTGAACGACCGCGCCGACTTTCCATACTTATGTATTCGTATGTTATCCTATTGACGGGAAGCCCGCCATTTCTTCTTTCAAAGAACTTTATGTCTCACTTCAACATATCAGTTGTTGTTTGACTTTGCAAATATACGGAAAATTTTTCAACTTTCCAAATTTTTGCGATTTTTTTGATCAAAACAAACGCTGAACTCTCATTCCTGACGTCTCGCGACGTTTGCGTTTTGCTTTCTTTGCAAATATACGAAAAAGAATTTAAAAGTCAAATATTCTTGCTATCCATTAAAAAGAATTTGCCGGTAACAATGAGCTTTTCTTTCCGTCATATTTTCTTGGGACTTCGGTCATATCAATACTTCCCCAATACCTAAATATCATTATAAACGAATCGTCATTTTTATTGATCAAACTAGGCGAATAGCAGTAAAGTTTCGCTTGATTGTAATCGGAAACCCAATTTTCTCCATTGTACATGCATATATGCCCATAGGTACCTCCTCTCATAACTGCCACATCGCCAGCTTGCGGCTTAAAACCACTATCGCTCTTCAAACCGCTTCCTTCATCCGTAATTTCCTTTAAAACGGCGACAAGTCTGAAACCGATTTGTTGTAATCTCTTCCAGCACCCGAAACCATTTCCAAGAGAACCGATGAAATTTATACAATCCTTCGTTTCTTCTGGTTTGTCTGAATAGCCCCTAAAGCCTGCCCATAAATAAGCCTTTACTGCAGATGCACAAAGCCCAGTACCGCATGTTCCTATGCCTTTTTCCCTGCAACGTTTATAAAAATCGATGTCCGATTCTCCACGGCCTTTTACCAATGAATACCCACTTCTGCTATTCGTTTGATAATACCACGCATATTCCATTTGCTTTATAGCGCTCATTGGATAGAATGTCCTGTTTACGAAGGCGCTCCTATCTCCTATCGCAGCATAATAAGGCGCCGGCTGTTTGGTTTCAGGATCGATTCTACTCGGATCGAAACACAGATATCTGTCTACACTGTATTCTTCTAGATTATAAGGCATTTTAGTCCCTCCATATGAAATTAATGTTTCTGCTACTGAGCCGACCAATTCGTTTAAGCCCGCGACATTGAATACGTCTGAATCCATTGGAATCAGGTATCTTGATTGCCTTTGCCCTACGAACGTAGTCGTCATCGTGTTGTTCTGTATGTTATGTTCAACACTCATTATTAAATACACGCCTTTGAACATAGGAAGGTTGTTCAGTTGGAAATACATCAACGGCATAATATTGGCGCAACCAAGCATTTCGACCTTGCAGTCGTATGAATTCTTTGAATATATTGGGTATATGTCCTGTCCTGCCCCATACCCTACTGATGAATTGCCCCTGCCGGATAAATCAGCGATTGCAAGCGTCGCGCTTATTGACTGCTCCGTTACCTTGGGGTTGTCCATTCCTACGGACACTTTTGTGAAATATGATTGGTTTTGTGAATTAGGGGTAACGCCAAATGCGGAAATCTTATAAGCAATCTCGTCAGGCTTAATGGAGCCATTCAATATTTCTCTGCTAGCCTCAACAATATCGCCGGTTGATTCTCCGATTGAGAAAGAATCATCCTTGTATCCGACGCCTTCCCTCTTGCTACTCAAATTTCCTAGATTACTTGACGGCGAGCCCGGATACATGACGATATATGTGGTTCCCCTGCCGTCTCCCAGTTTATTTTTTATATCATATGGGGACTTAGGCGTAAACATGTCAATGAATGAATCCAGGCTATACAGGTTATTATAAACAGGGATGCTTTTAAAGAGGAGTTTGTTCCTTCTGCATAGTTCAGAGATAAACGACAAAACAGAATGCTCGGTTGCGCCATCGAACTCGTCTAATAGCAACGTTCCGAGTGTATATGGATTAAAAATAAATCTTTTACTGATATCGTTATAGAACTTGTCAATGAAGATGAATGAACTGAATTCAGAAACTGTACCGACCTCAGCATAACTCGTATCATTGGCTCCAGAATACCGTTTCCTCCTTTTCTCTTCCTCAACTTCGGGTTTATCAAGTTTGAACTTGTTTTCAACGTATGTCGCTATCCACCTGTCATATAGATTTTTTAGTGTATAATACAATGAAGCTCTTTGTGAAGTAGAGTTTCTAGAATAATCAACATCCTGAAGTACTATTCCCTCGGAAGATATTGAATTATCTCCGACTTCTTGATTTGTTTCCGTAACAGACTCTGTTACATTAGTATTTGTATATTCTGTCTGTAATTTCTCAAATTCTTTAACGAAATTAGCCGCATCATCGTGCGATAAAAATGGATAGTTATCGCTTCCCATTGGAACATCGTTATTTTTCCAAACCGATATCGGAAAAACTGTTTCTGACAAAAAACTAACTAAGGCTTTCATGAAAGCCCCGTTCGGATTAAATAGTCTGACTATTTTCTTTTTATCAATATAAGCAAATATTACGCTGTTGGAGTCTTTTTCAGACTTTAACAAATTTAGAATATTATTAAACTCATTATCCCTCCACTCTTTGTAATAATCCGAAAGATGTCTCAACTCTTCTTTACTCGATTCGAACGTTTTTTCATTAAAAAACGCTATCGCACTAAGATCAACTCCGCTTTTTTTAGTTAAGCCATACCCATTTAGTTTATTTTCAAAAACGGCAAAGTTTTCTGAATCGCATGCCAAAAACGCTTTAAAGCATGTAATTAAATAAGCGTACTTAGGTATTCTTTTTATGGAACCATAAGTATAACCACCATATTGATCAATTACATATGGATTATTCCATGAAGAATTTTCGTATATAGATTTTAAAAATAACGCAGGCGCATAGTCTTTTGAAGGATGCTGTACCCAAGTCCAAAAGCCATCACTGAATAAAAAATTGTTCGAATTTGCGTTTTCCGCTGATATTCCTTTTATTTGGCCTTTATTAATAGAATTGAATCCCTTGCGTTCTGTTGGCGGGAGAAAATACGGAACCCATGCGCTCACCTCTGTACTATTTCCAGCCTCATATTGGCGCATAAACTCTTTTAGAGAGAAATCGGAACGTTTTTCTGCCCATTTTCCTTCTCCGTCAACGCCATTTATATACGCTTTTTTATTGTATTCGAAATTAAGTATTTTTTTCTCCCATCCATCAGCGTAATCCCATTCGTTGTTAGCCCCCCTTTTTCTCGTTATAATTTTTTCGTTGGTCAATAGAGTCCCTTCCAAGTCATCAGTTGAAAAATATGGGACATTTTGCCCATTTGCGTCTTTTGATAGGGGTATTAGAATATTTTCGCCTTTTTCATTTATTACAATGTCGGGGGCAACACCGTTTAACAGCCTACAAAAACTATCTATGGTTTCTCGTTGATATTTCTGATGTAGGTCCTCGAAATTTTTAAATCCTCGTGACGCTGCATCGCCTCTTATTTTGTCTCCCGTTATTGTTGGCCATTTGTATACGCCGGACAAGAAAAATTTATTTATTTTGTAAACCTTGGACTGACCGTCAATAGTTATGCCTGTCCTGCTTACATTATCTTTATTAAATTTCCCTTCAAGCACCATTTTTTTGGCGCTTGATTTAAGTATATTACTTATTTCATCCTTCTTTTTTACACTACCATAAATCGACCCTTTTGGTATGCACATTCCATATGCGAAAGATCTTGTTGCCAAAAAATAAAGCAAGTTGGATTGGGCGTCTCCGTCTTTACCGGCTAAAACATTGTACGGGTTTTCCCCTTCGTAGAAGAAATCGAGAACACATATCGGCTTGAATTTTTCTTCACTAACCACAAACGCCTTTTTCCCATCCTCCTTACTTTTTGCCGCAGCATCTGCCGCGGAATTATCAGTTTCAGCACTCTCTTCCTCTTCCTCTTCTGCCGGTTTTACAGACGCCAATATTCCATTTATACCGTTGAATATCTCCTCAACAAAACCAACTTCGGCTAATTTTCTTAAAGAAGGGTTCGAAGTGCTTTCACCGGGGTAATACTGTTCTTTGGTTCCTCCGCCGTTATCCGCTTTCCTGTAGAAAGCCGTAAATGGAGGGAGAAACGCATCGTCGTTTGCGTCGGATTGAACGTCTGTGTCGTCTATTTTTATATTGAAGTTCTTAATCTTCCTTTCGGGCTTGATTGAGTTTATCGTCTTATAGAAATAATACATGAAAGTATCCAAATGCGCGAATATCATCCTGAACGCATTTTCAATGGTAGGCTCAAATCCAAACTCTCGTTTGAATCTTTCCAGCATTTCTTTAGAAGCTTTCTTCTTTAATAATTCATCTTCATCCGAAATTTCGTGAAGCCTCTTGTCCGTCGCATCAATCAAATTTTCCTCAACGATAAAAGCTTTTTTCCCGTCAAGAGTACCATTTTCATTGTTGTAATTAGCTATTTCGGTTGCAAGGCCGTTTTTTAGTATGGAAGATTTTTCGAGTATCAATTTACCATTTTGAACAAATGGTCCAACAAGATCAAGCCCCTTATCTTCCCTATCAGAAGTTCCAATGATTTTAGTTATTATTTCCGGAACTTTCAGAGTTAAATCGTTGCAGGTTTTCTCAATTTCCTTTGCTGCACTAAGAACACTTTCATAGGCGGAATCTGAAAACTCGAGCTTATTCACGTCATTTTTGAAGAATATTATGAAATATTCCTCCATGTTCGTAACGTTATTGTTCCTGCCGTGAAAATGGGCGAACTTGTTTTTTATGCTATTATCGTCCTTCATATATATATTCAAGAACGACTTGTACTTCTCGACAAGCGCAACAATCTTCGATTTTTCAGCCATATTCTGAGATAGGCCTTCAATACCTTCTTCACCGTCTTCTACGACACCTTCCTTTCCTCTCATTTTGGGCTTATATTCCCTAGCGTATTCCAAGAATGTTTTTATCGGGCCACCTGAAACACCATGCTCGTTATAAAAAAAGTTTCCTCCCGTATCCGTATTTCTTGTCCAATATTCATTGGTTGTACCGCTTTTGGCTCCTATGTATGGGGCTATCAATAGCATTCTGAACGGTATGTCAGTATACGTTCCGAACATTGCGCCGATGAATTTTACGGTGACATCAAAATTGCCCGTATCGCCGTTGTAATTGCTCCTGAAATCAGAAGCAAAAAGCCTGTATGTCACCCTTGTGCCATATACGCCTTTTATGGATAGTTCGAAAATCGGGTATGGGAAATGGAATAACGAAGAGAAGAAATTCCTGCACGCTATATCCTGTCCGCTTTCCTTCTGATACATTGCCTCCTCGCTCGGAGCCATAAGGGAAGCGGCACGAACGTCTGTAAACTTCATCGTGACAACGGGGAAAAGGTGGGCGTCATATTTTATGTTTATCGAAGTAATACCCAACATTTCCTTGGAACCAGCCCCGTTTATTCGTATTTCCTCGTACGAAACTTTCGTGAAGTCGTCGGTAAGCATGTTGATGTTCCCGTTTTCATCAAGCTCGGTTCCGCTCATTAGGGAAGTATACCCCGCATAATTAGGATTGAACAGGGCGTTTTTCTCATAGTCAATCTCTTCCCTATGTTCCCTCGATGGAATGATAACGCGTAGGTCAACGGATATGTTCAAATCCTCCGGATTCCAAGTAATGTTATCCGGAAAAACACCGTCTGAGTATTCTGCGTTTTTCAGCGCCGGTATGTTGTTGGGCTCAATATATACTATTCTCCCTTCCTCGCTTCCAATTTTCATAAATTTTATCTGTTAATGCCGTAAAGTGCGTTATGCCTCTCTATCTCCCTGTCGTATAATTCCAACGTAACCGATAACGGATATGGAATCCTGAGCATCGTTCCGTCAGGTATCTCGAATTCAAGGTTTCCTACTGAAGGGTTTGCCATTAAGATAAGCCAGTCATAGTCAGGACTTCCGTAATAGTCGTATGATATTAGATCAAGACGGGAAGTTCCGCGTATGTAAGGTTCATAATAATCAGTCGCTTTCTTAATTATCTTAACCTGCGGAGGAACGCTTATTTTGCCGTTTACCCTAAACCTAGCGTATCTGTCGTAAGACATAACCAATTTATATTAAATGTAAAATTATTTTTGATTTTATGAAGATGTACCTGACGATTCTGAAGGTTTACTCGTCGTGCTTGCGTCGGAATCTGTCCCGCTGTAATCCTGCACATCTGGTACGAATATCCTATCATACTTAATCTTGCTTCCTGAAGCGGACGACCTGATATCTGACCTGTCATCATAAACCTCAGTATTCGAATAGTAGTTGAACGAAACAGCATTTTGAAGCCTGTTGATAGGGCCTTCCAGTGATTGACCGCCCAATATGGTTATAGCCATTGAGATTTTTGCGTACATAGGCTGCACACCTATCCCTTCCGGATTGAGGTCGAACCTCATTGGACCGCCTGAACCATAGTTGATTGATATACTCCTTATGATTATCTTCGTATTGATAAAGTCGCCTATCCTAAGGACGCAAACCGGCATTCTTCCGAACGCTAAATTGCCAGCCGCCCCTTTATATCCGTTATTTAAATCCTTTTTGCCATTCTGATCGTCCGCACTATTCGACCTGCTTAAAGAAGAAGTTTCTATCGTATGTCCCTGTCTCGTACACTGATGCAGGAACGTAAGTCTTGCATTGAAGCCCTCAGGTGATATTGAATGGAATGCCGGGTCGAAATATTTGAACTTATCGACTATGTTCCTATAAATCAACGGATCCCTTTCCTCTAATTTATGGAAATATTCCGCCTCCGTTTCATACCTCGCCGCTTTGTCCGTGGTTGAAATAGTCTTCAATGCTACCATTCTTTCCGGAACAATATTGTCTTTCTTTTTCGGAACCTCCTTGAAATAAGCCCTTCCGTTTTCGTCCCTTTGCAGCACTGTTTCTGTTTCCTGTACGATTCTTGGATGAATCAAGTTCGCGTTCGACACGGGCTCAATCCTTCCCAAAGTCTTTATTTCAGGACCGTCATAATACAGAGTTACGGAAGCCCTTCTGTTGGCTTTCGATTCGAGCGAATTGACATCGGACATATCTTTCAATTCTTCCGTCTCTATTCCGAAAATAGACTTGTCGTCAAGGTCTATATTGCCGAAGTCAATGCCGGATTTCTTGAGCATTGTCTTGATTGAAATCGCGCGCCTGTTTGCGAGCTTAACGGAATTCTTATCGTCCTGTCTCGTGGCGCAGCCCTTAATCTCTATTTTCGTGAATTTCCTGCTTGAGAAAATTCTTGCCAATTTCCTCGAATCGTCGTTTAAGACGCCAAAATTCCTGTTGTTATATGCGGAAGGGAAAGCTTCGGCCAGTGCCGTATATACGTCATAAAACGAATCTGTGGCACCGCCTTTTTCATATTTCGTTTTATTAAGCTTAAACGAAGCCCTGTCATTATAGTTTGTATCTTTAGGTGGTCTTGGCCGATTTACGTCCCCATCAAAATTGTTTCTAAGAAGCTGCCTTAGGTCGCCGTCGACCCTGTACCCGAAACCAATGGTGGTTGAGGATACGCTTTGAATTTTGGTTCCTTCACGGTACTCCGTACTCATATCGGCCGTAACACCTTTATTACCTATTTCATACCCTATGTAATCATTTTTAAGACTTACTTCCGGCACATTTATATCTCTTCCGGCTATCAAATATTCATACCAATCCGCGTCAGGAACCGCATCGTTTATGCCAGATTTTCCGCCATTATAGTGTCCCGAATAATTATTCGGGAAAAATACATAGAATTTTATTTTGTTAGCCTTTTCTGGCAGAGTTTGCGCAGGCTCTTCGCTTGGCATTCTCTGTTCCGGCTCCTCGTCAGAAGCGGCTTTATTGATGTTGAAAGTAAGTGGATCACAGCCGGCAAAAAACCTGAGAACGTCCCATTCCAAATCTCCCGTTTCGCTCGCACTGTTTCCGTTGTCGGCTTTCGGGATAAATTTTGGTATATTGTCAATGATTGACGGATGGTCTATCAATAGCGCGAACGACAGTGTCCCGTTTCTTTCCGTGTTCGAATACGTCCATACACTTTCACCCCTTCCAAGGAACTTGCTGCCATTCCAATCTACATTTATATTTTCTTGGAAATCAAGGTCATACGGAGGAAACCACATTATCCTTCCTCCATTTGGCCCTATCTGTTCGTTCGTTATGCTCCTTTCTTTGTGCGCGACATCTTTCCAAGCCAGGTTCTCGATTGAGAACATGCAATTTTTAATGTCAACTTTATTGGTTCCACGGTTACTAGGGGCGATATTGACATACCCGTTCCTGCCTAATACGGTCCTCCTTGCCAATGCCGCGGAGCCTCCAATATTCCCGTCTCCAACCTTATATGGGTTTCCGACATGAAGATCTTGGATTCCAATTGGCCCTCCTTCATCCGTAATGAACGGTCTTATAAGTTTTTCGTTGTTGTCGTATTGGTGATGGTAAGTCCATACGCGGCAATATGGGTTTTCGTAATCGTTTGTTTTCTTGCCTCTATGGTTCTTTTTGAGAAGGTTTCTTCCGTGGGAATTGCCATATAGATCGGTTTTTGCGCTGTCAAATTCAGACGCATCCTTCGATATTTCACTCGATGTATGGAACCTTCCAACCAATGTTGATATTTTATGTTCGTTGAATAGTCTATTTGTTCTATGAAGGAGATTATTTTTCTCCCCCTTTAACGTTTCCCTTCCTCGTAATCTGCGTTCGTTTTCGCCTTCGTGCGGGACATCTCCTTCATCAAAATAAAATCTTGTGGACCAATCAATTTTAAATCTACTATTTTCAATCCAGAAATCCCCCGTTTTATCTTCAAATTCATTTCCATCTGATGGATTGTTGGCAAGTTTCGACAATACACCTCTTCCATCACCTTCTTTTCTGGAGAAATTGATATACGAAGAGAAATAATTTTTTCCGTCATATAGGAAATGATTCGTCCTTGACGATATCGGCGATACTTTCGCCGCTTCTTGCGCCATAGATACGAGGTACTTTTTCTGTCCAAAATCATCATCGTCGTAGTTGCTGTCCCAAAAATCATGTACAAACGAAACGTTTGCCTCAGGTATGTCTCCCATTCTTCCAGTTGAGTTCACTATCGCGAACCTACTTGTCAGCGGAAGCATTCCTGCAGAGCTACCGTAAAAGTTAATGAGGGCCGGTGTAATGTACTTCGTCTCCATTCTGCGGTCCATTCGGTTGTACTCATTTATGGCCCGCCCCTTGGTGAATTCGATATTGCCTATTTCATCGAGTTTATTATCCTTGGTAAAAGTTTCAAAATAATCCCCTTCCCACTTTTTTCCGTCATATTTCCTGTCAGTACGAACTACATATTTCCTTTCCGAAACATTTTTCGGAACGAATAATCTGTTAATATCTTTGGCAAAATCTGTTTCCCCATGGGTGAAGTCATAAAGCATTAACCCGTCAGTAAGCGAACCGCCCTGACGCGTTTTGAACTCCGAGTAACGGACAAAATCATCGCCGAAATCCGTATAGGTCTTATCCCCCCAAAACAGCCTGTTCAGCAATTCCTGTCTCGTTTCCTCGTTTGTCCTTAGTACACCCGGTACTTTTACGATCCCTTTACCATCTGTAGCCATAAGTACTCTTATTTTAAACGTTCTTTACTTAAGAAAAAACAAATATAAAATAAACAATTTTTATTTATTTTAAAAAATCTTTGTATAAACTAGGATCACTTAAAGATCCTGGATTTATACGTTAAGTATAAGATCAGATCTTGCCGCTAAATAACGGTTGACTGATTGTAGAATCTTTCCTTGTTGAATCCATCCAAATTTCCCCTTATTTGGGCTTCTTTCATAAATGTATCAACATAATTCTTGATAATATTGGAGATATCATATTGTCCAATTTGTCCCGCTCCCGAAAGATTTATCGTGATTGTCTGAGGAATGTCCACTTTTATCGTTCCGCCAATCTCCCCGCCTCGCTGCATGTTTTGCGGCGCCTCTGAAACACGTCCCGTAGGCGAAACTCTTGATAGGCCCATTACGGAGGTTGTGTCGGTATTCCTTAACTGCGTGTTTGCGGGGTAAGCGCCTCTTTGCATTGCCATTAGCTCTTTTGAATAAAGAGCCGTGCTGACTTTATTCATGACAAACTCACCCTTCTCGAGCTCAACAAGTGTTCCGCCGTTAAAATGCGACCGTCCGTTTATATATCCATTACCCGGTACGTTTGACGCTATGTCCGGCGATTGTGGAGAAATTCCGTTCTCTCCAACTAGTGACTTAGCATATTTTTTCCTTCGGCCAGCGAGGGTAAAGCCTCCCCATCCTCCGTAGTTTCTTTTCAAGAAAGCTTCGTCATCCGCATGTTTGTCATATTCGGCAATTTTCGAACTTATTTTTTCTTCGCTCCATCCTCGTTTTCTACCTTCCTCTTGTATATGAGTGATTCCTCCAACATATCCACCGGTAAGCCTGTCAAATCCGTGGAAAATCATCATATAGAGTTTCTGTTGCAAGAAGTCGAGCATTGCCTGCAGCTTCTCGCCGATCGTCATTGTCTTCTGATAGATTGAACCCAAATCAGCATTTTCAATTTCCCCCTTCTTCTGAGACTCGGCCTTCAATGCCTCTTTATCTCCGGCATTTAGGGAAGAAACATATTTTTCCTGCCCATTCAGTGTGACATATGCTTTTCCCGCCTTGTTGATTTGCGCAATATTTTTTATGTATTCAGCGGTCTCTTTATCAATTCCGCCTAGTATCTGTGACTCAACCATTTTAATTCTGGCGTTGTTGTATGCCATATTTATAGCTTCGTCTCCACTTATGCCCATAGCTTTTGCAGCTTCTTTCGTCAGCATACGGTCTGACGTCGCCATACTGATTTCACCCTTGCTTGAATCCCAGAAGGCGCGTCCTTCCATCATTTTCGATATACGCTCAAATGCTGCTTCAGTATCGTTAAGCCCGTCGTAAAGCATTTCGAGTGGATTTCCGTATTGAGCGAATGAACCGCCGAGAACGGATAGGCTTGCCGAAGTCTGCAGCGCCCCCTCAATCGTTGAAACTTTGTCGGCGAACGAAGCCACCTGCTGCATATTGAACTTAAGTTGAACGGCTTTCTCTGCCATTGCCGTCAAACCCCTTAGTCCGTTTGCAAACGTATGGGTTTGCGCCATTTTCAAATTGTCGTTTACGGCTTTTGATACGGCTTTAAAAGAAAGTCCTTTCTTTGATACGTCTCCGTAAAGTTTAGCGAAAAATGCGTTAGTTGCCGTTAATGATTGTCCAAATGAATCAAAATCCTTGATAGTTTGCCCGCCTATTCCGAATTTTCCTAGGTTTACGGCGGATTCCAAATCCCTTCGTGATAAATGGTCCGCCGTTCGTCCAACAGCCTCTGTGAACGAGGTCATTGCACTGTAGGCTTCCTCTACCCTATAACCAAGCTGACGGGCACGCGGAGAATCCATAAGGCTCCTTGCCGTCGCCTGTGCGGAAATCATGCCGCGCTGATTGCCTCCGAATTGACGGACATAATTAGCCGCGCTTTGCTGTTCCCTATTGCCTATATCAAACGCTGATTTTACCAAAGACAAGATTGCGCCGAAAATTGCACCACCCGCGCCTAAACTTGATATTTTCCCAATTGCTGCGTCTGCGGTTTGTCCTGTCGTTACCCTTTCTGATAGGGCTTTTCCGACACTTGCTACGCTTCCGGCTATTTTAGCGGCAACTTTCCATCCGGAATTTCCACCTTCTTCCTCTTTCTTCTTGTTCTTTTTCTCGTTGCGTTTAGCAATAACGGCTTCCTGCATTTTTTTTTGCTCGCCCTTTAGGTCTTTCGACTCCATCAGCTCTTTAAGCTTTTTAGAATCGAGCCGCATCGCCTTGGTGTAATACTCTTCAGTTTTCCTGTTTTTTTCGATTAATCTCTGAAGCCCCTTATCGTTGGCTTTCTGGCCGTTTCGTATATCCTTTAATACGCCGAGAATTTCCTTTACCGTTTCATGTATCCCTTCTTTACCATTGCCTGACTTTCCGTTTGAAGCGGTACTTTGCTGCGTAGTAGTTCCAGTAGAAGATTGGTTCGTAATGTGGCCGGCTATATCCATTAGGAACTTGTTAGTTTCTAACAGAGTTGTATTAAGCCTGTCTACGGGTTCCGAAATCGCTTTACCATACGCGGATAAATTTCCGCTGAGTTCGTCGATTTTCTTATTGAAATTACCCCAATTTATCTTTCCGACAGTTTTATTTGAACCTCCGCTAAAATTTTTCGAAGTGATTTTACCAATTGCGTCAAGTATTTCCTGATTTTTTTTGGCAATATCACTGATCTTACCGTCGAAATTACTGTCAACGGTATCGGATATGAAGTCGGCTTTTGATTTTATCGAATTTAAAGCATCCTCTATGTTTTTGAGATTGTCAGCCATTTAGAAATCATATAATCATGCACTTATAAATACCGGATACATAAAAATGAGAGGGCATTTCTACCTTCTCATCTTTGTTTTCTCTGCTCCATTTCAGCGAAAGCGTTAACCCCTTCACCTGATATAAAGTCGCCTGCGGATTGTCCGGCTTTTGCGCGTTCCATTTCAGCCTGTTCCTCCTCAACCTGCCTATTGTGTTTTTTAATCCAGAACTTCCTGACATATACAGGAAGGTTCATTACCGTATCATAAGGCAGATTGAGATAGTTTACGCATCCATAAATCTCGTCCCAAAAATTCATTACCGAATCTTGGTCACGTTTAATAGACAAAAATAAACTGATCAAGTTGCAGAAAGGTTTCCTCATAGCCACCTCCGAGACTATCAGGACGTTTTACCTTTACGTTATAGTCAATACCGGGCTCATTCTCTACGATGTATTTTCTGTATTCGGTCGCGTCCTTGAGGTTCATATTCATCACGTAGTTCGCAATGTATTTCCTGTCGTCGACACCGTTCACGGAAACAGTGGATAAAATGAGCCTGTTTGTCAATTCGTGTGAAAAATCAGAATCCCTAACATCCTCATACCTGTCATATACAGTGTCCTCAATCTTGTCAAGATTTCTCAGGAGATTGTCGGTTTCAATATCAGTGAATTTATCCGAATCGTTGATAAATGAGCGGATTTCACGTATGTTTTCCTTGATTTTATTGGTAGTCGACAGTTCGTTCTCGGTTTTCTTCATCTCGTCCAATGTCTTCGAGTCACCCGCCGTCAAAAACCTGAATTTTATGCTGTCTCCCGTTGTAGGCGTGATGAAGTCGAAGAATCCGTTCTCGTCTCCTTTCAGTGTGAATTTCTTGAATTTCAATGCAGACAGGTCAACCTCGGTCTCATATTCCGTTCCCGTAGCTTCATCCGTCATCCTTATTGGATACATTGGACCGTATCCACCGGCCCTTAGCCAAATGATTATCGCGTCCCTGTCTCCCTGTACCAAATAGTCAGGATCAATCGGGTCAATAATCTTATTTCGGAGTATGTGGTCAAGGAATGTTCCGTTCCTGTAAAGGTTCGGGGAAAGTATCATATTCTCATCGTATGCGACGAGATGGGCTACTTTTATTTCCTTCATTTTGTTTGGATAGCATTCTCCGCCGGAAGGCAGCCTAACGGTGTCGTAGCTCTTACTCTGTTGCGGCTGCTGTGTTTCTTTTTTCTCTTCCTGCGTGGCAACCGGTTTCAACAGCCTTTCGTCTACCTTAGGAGCCGCCGTTTCCACTTTTTCTTCTTCGGTATGTCTCTCATAAGATTCGGGTGATGAAACTTTTTCAAGTTCATCAATGCTGCCGTTTACCATTTCAGCCTGCTTTTTATTCTCTTCGGCATATTTGTTCAGAACCTCGGCATATTTCTGAGCCTCTTTCAGGTATCTCAGCGATTTCTTTTTCTCGTCTTCGCTCATATTGCGTTCTTTTACGCCATCAAGCACTGCCTTCTTACTGCTCCTGCCTTTTTTTATAGGTTTTTCAAGATCTTCCTCATTACCGCCAAGTGCTAGGTATTTGTTTTTTATGTCCTTCTGCATTGTGGCCATTAGTTGATTGGTTTTCCTGATACTCTCATCGGAATACACCCGATTTCCGTACTTATCCGTTTTTTCGGAACGGACTTCCCGCATTTCGTTAATGCTGTTCTTATACATTTGGTAGGACGCGTGCAACGTCTCCAATGCAGCTTTCCTTTCAAGTTCACTGTTGTTTATTTCGTTCTCAGCCATTTTATGAAAATATTAAAAATCACTTATTTTACTAACCAATATTCCGTAATAATACGGGAAGTCCTTGTTTGAGAAATCGGCAATTATCCTGCAATCCTCCAATTTTTTACGAGCCCCTCCAAGTTCGATACCAAGGTCCCTCCTCATCAGGCACTCGATTTTCGTTTGATTATCCATCGTCTTGTCATTCAAGACACCGTTTGAGTCATCGCGCCAATATCTTAGCTCGCTTTCAGCCTCCTGCTCGAGTGAGTTCGGGTTTATGTTTATCGTTATGATGAATTTTTTACCGTTGTCATGTTCGGAAAAGAATTCTTCAGAAACTTCTTTTTTCTTGGAATCGGCAAAAAACGCCTCGCATTCGACATACTCATCCTCGTCGATAACGTTGGAAAAATCCCTCCTGTAATTTCTCGCCTCGCGGACATCCCATCTATTATCCTTCCTGTATTGCATTTGGGTCACATAGTTGTCAACCTGCCTGTCCGTCCTTCGGAATTTCTCGTATTCCATATTTGCCATCTCCTCATTCGACAGGTTTCTTCCGTAATCAAAGTTCGCCCGGCTCAGGTCTATTATCGGTATGTATAGTTTCGTTATCATCTTCTTT